CGGCCAGGCTCTTGGTGGTGGCCCAAGGCTCGTACATCTTGCTGGTGCCGTTGTAGGTCAGCGCGATGCCGGCCAGGAACATGCCGTTCGGGTAGTGGGTGCCAGCCGTAAAGGTGCTGGTATCCAGGGTGACGGAGCGTGCCTCCATGATGCCGTGGCGGCTTGCCAGCCACGACATGTCATCAGAGACAAAGCTCTCGCTTGTCTGCTGTAGGAAAGACATCGGACAGCCTCTCAGCTGGGCTTTTTGGGATTTCTGCTCTGATACAGCGCTCGCCCGGCGGCTACCGTCGCGGTAGCTGGCGGTGTCCCGTTGCCGGCCGCCTGGGCCGGGTTGGGGGCGAATGTAGGCGGCGCCGTCGCGGCTGCCCGTCCCGCGTTGATCGCTACCAGCCTAGCGGCCTGAGCGGTCAACTCTTCCTCGGTGCTGCCGGTCAAGAGGATCAGATCGTCGGCACCGATGCTGTGCTGGGTGGCGATCTGGAGTCGCAATCGCTGCGATTCGCTCGCCAGATACTTGGCCTGCCAGTCCGCCGCCTCGGCCTTGGCTTTGTCAGCGTCGGACAGGTTGGCGCGCTCGATGGTGTCGAGCTTGGCCTTGGCCGCCGCTAGATCTCGCTCGGCCTTGGTCGCGCGGTCGCGCTCGGCCTTGAGTGCCTTCTCCCCGTTCGGCCCGAGTGCCGGATCGCCCGGCGGGGTCGGGGGTGTGGGGGTCGGTGGCGTACCGGCACCCGGGGAAGCTGGCGCCGGGCCGCCCGGCTGGCCACCCGGGGGAGTGGCCGGCGGGGTCGCCGGCGGGGTGCCCGGCCCGTTGGCGGGCGGGGCGGCCGGCGGTACTGCTGGATTTCCAGTGGGAACCGACATCGCGTCGATGATCCTTTCTCCCCGAGCATCGCGCCCGAGTCGTCAGACGATGTATCCGAACCGCGCCAGCTGGCGCAGCGTTTCCTCTCGGGTCCAGCCCTCGACCTCGGCCTGAGCCATGATCTCATCGGGCAGTAGCCGGGGGCTCTTGGCGAACCGCAACGTGCGGTCACCGGACGGTCGGCGCTCGAGCTGGCCCTTGGGCCGCTTGCGCAGCGTGCCGTCCGCCTGGACCTCATAGCCGCCGTACCAGCCGCGCACCGAGGTGCCCGAGGTGGTGGCCCCGACCTGCCGGCCGAACGACTCGACCACGGTCACGCCGGAGTAGGCGTTCACGCTCTGGTAGATGTTGGCGCCGGCCCGGATGGCCTCGGCGGCCCCGCCGAATACGGCGTCCTGCCCGGCCGGCCCGAGGCGGCGGAAATACGCCATCGGGTCGGTGGTCCAGCTGTTCGGCGCGTCCTCGGCCGAGGGGATCATGTAACAGTCGCATTGCGGGTGACGCTTGAAAGCCGAGCGCCGGTAGTGCCGCCCGGCCAGGATGGCGCACCGGGCGCAGGACACACCGCGCAGCGCCCGCACGTAGGACTTGGCCGAGTTGCGGGTGAACATGCCCGTGGACACCGCCGAGCGCGCCATATCCCGCATGCCCGCCGTGACCACAGCGGCCGCCACGTAGCGCCCGCGTGCGGTGGCCAGGCTCGAGCCGGCGCCGGCGCCGATGGCGTCCTGATACGCCGAGGTCGGGGCGTAGACCAGGTTCCGCAGCCAGCTACCGCCACCATCGGTCTGATCGACGAACGTGCTCGCGGCGATCTTGGCATCGGCGGCCGGGTCGGCGCCTTGGGCGATCAGCACCTCATCGAGATACGGGTCGGCCTGCTCGACCGCGGCGCGCTGTAGGTCCAGCAGCACCGGGGCCGCGTCGGTCACCGACGCCAGCCACCGATCCGGGTTGCCGAGCGCCCCGCTGGCCGCGTCCACCTGGCCGGCGGCGTAGCTGGTGAGTAGCTCGAGGTCGTTGGAGTAGCCGGTCGCGATGTCAGCGACCGGCGCCGGCGGCGGCACCGTTGCCTCCTGAGTTGGGCGGCCCAGCTGGCGCCGGCGGCTGCTGGCCCTGGGCCGGCGGCTGCGGGCCGCCCGCCGGCGCCGGGATGTTCGCCCCGCCGGCGGCCGCGCCGAGCCCCTTGAGCCCGTTGAGGATGTTCGAGGTGCGCGCCTCATCGGTGCCGCCGCGTTGGTTCATCAACGCGCGCTGCGCCGGGGTATAGCCGCAGTCCTCCTGAGCCTGTTCCTTGTCGATGATGCCGGCGCCGACCAGCTTGACCGCGCGGTCCGCGATGGCCGAGGCGGTGGGCGTGCTCGGGTCGCGCCAGACGGTTTCCATCCGGTTGCCCTCGGACGGGTCGCGGTCCATCATCGCCAGCGCGATGCGCATCGCCCGTTCCCAGGCACCGCCCTTGCCGCGCTGGTGCCGCTCGGCCCGCTTCACCAGCCGCGCCTCGCTCGAGCGGATGGCGTCCGCCGAGGCGGGATTCTCGCTCGAGTACCCGAGATAGTGCGGCGGCAGCCCGTACTTGGACGCGGCCAGAGTGCTGATCTGGCGAATCACAGCGATGTAGTTGTTGAGGTCGCTGGCGGTGAACTGGCCGATCTGGGGGCGGTCGCCCTCACCGGCCGGGATCCGGCGGCCGTCCTCATCGACCGGCGGCGGCACCGCCCACAGATAGCCGGCGGCCACCTGCCAGGCCTTGAGCTGGTTGCCCTGCTCGTCGGTGAACATCGCCGGGTCGAGGTTGATTGCCCACCTACGGGGCAGGGCGTGGTGCTCGACACCGGCGAGCATGTTGGTGGCGGTCTGATTGCACGCGTCGACCAGCGGGATGATGTCGCGCAGCTCGGAGTAGCCCCGGCCGCGCCGAGCCCTGGTCAGCATCGGCACCACCGGCACCAGCGGGGAGGTCTGGTGCGCCTCGAGCTGTTTCGCCCACCCATCGGTGGTCTTGTCCTCAACTTTCATGCCCTTGGCGCCGTGCTGCCAGGTGACCGAGCGCCCGGGTAGGAACAGCTGCGCCATATCGTTGACGGTCAGCTGGTCGTCGGACTTCCACTCTTTGAGCCCGGCGATGACCCGGCGCGTGCTCGGGTCCACCTCGACCGCCACCTGATCTGAGTACTCGACCGTGACCACCGGGGTATCGGTGTCCGAGTCGGGCGCGGCCGGGCCGAGCATGATGAACGACTCGCCGGTGACCATGGAAGCCACGTGCGCCTCGCCGCTGGACTCGTCAAGGTCGTTGTCCTGCCAGACGTGCGCCAGATCCTCGTCAACATCGTCGGCGCCGGCGAGGCGGAAGCCCTCGACATCCAGGCGTTCCTCGACCGCCGCCACGATCAGCTCGGACCAGTTGACCCGCAACGGCGGGAACCGGTCGCCCTGCTCTTGCAGGATGCGCGCCACGTAGGCAAGCGGCTGTTCGTTGTCGTAGTACTCCCAGAGCTTTTTGTGATCTTGCTCTTGGGCGGCGCGCTTGCGCTGTAGCCGAGCCAGCCACTCGTCATCGGTCTGATCGAGCAACGCCACGCGCTCACCCCTTCCGCTTCAGTTCATCACCACGACACGCCGCCGGGTGACGGCGCGCCCCTCGCCGGCGGCCACGGCGTCGCACCGGGCCTCATGCGCCAGCGCGGCGCACATCGCAAGGTCGATCTTCATGTGCTCTTTCGGCTTGCCGAGAATGTAGCGTTCGCCCGGCCGGGCCAGCTTCCGCGCGTTGCCGACGTGCAGCGCGGTCACCGGGTCGCCGTCATGGGTCAGGGTGCCCTCACGGAGATCGGCCACCACCCGCACCAGGCACTCATGCATGGCCGAGATCCGGTTGGTGGCCCACTCGAACACGATCTTGCCGCCCCAGGTCAGCGCCCAACCCTCGATGTCGGTAGCGAAGCCTCGGGGGTCGCAGTACATCCGGATGACCCGGTAGCGGCGCATCAACTCGTCCACCGCCGCCGTGATCTCGGTGTGCGGGATCCGCCCGTTGTAGTCGGCCGGGTTCCACACACACGGGCGCTGATCGGGCCCGTAGAGCGGGGTGAAGTTGTAGCCGTCGATGGTCTCGGCCCGGATCCCGGTCCAGTCCTCGGACTCGGAGCCGTCGAACCCGAGCACCAGCCGGGTGCCCTTGGCCACGTCGCGGTGGGCGGCCCGGGAATCCCACAGCCCATCGGGGAGCCAGCTGCCCATCCCGGACTTGGCCCGGTTGCCGAAGAACCGCTCAGCCTCGGTCGGGTCCGTGGACAGCAGCTCGAACGCTTCCGCCTCGATCGCGTCCAGGTCGATGTGCCCGCCCCGGTCCCGCAAGCTCGAGCCGTACACGTAGCGGTGGATCCGCCGGCGCTCTCGGCGGTCGGTGTAGCTCAGGTGCGCCGGGGCGAGGGGGTGAAAGCGGAACACATCGCGGCCGGCGCCGAGCACGCCGCGCTGCTCGGGCTCGAGGGTGTGCGGATCCCAGGCGGTCACCGACTCGGCGGTGCGCTGCGCCACGGTGTCCTGGGTGGGATCCCAGGCGTTGGTGGTCTCCTCGGCGCGGCCACCCATGCCGGCCAGGCCACGGCGCTGGGTGGTGGCCAGCATGTGCATCCCGTTGGCCTTGGCCCAGATCCCCACCTCATCCTGGGCCGCGTAGGTGACGGGGTTGCCGAGGCGGGACTGGGCCGCGCTGGACACCGCGTCCACCCGCCCGCCGCCGGGCAGCCGGATGAATTCCTCGGACACCCTCGGGATGACCAGGCTGAGCGGGCCGCGCTCGATCATCGGGCGCAGCCAGCCGTAGACGTTGCCGGTGGACTCTTCCGAGTAGCCGGTGATCTGAATGAGCGGGGTGGGCCAGGCCATGCCCATTGGCTCGCCGGGCTGATAGGCGTACTCCCACCCGCACGGGCAGCCGTGCTCGGCGCAGCTGTAGCCGTCGTCGCGTCCGGCCCACCCGGCGAACAACGCCGGCCCGGCGCCCTCGATGCAGACGTGGCACGCGCTGTAGGGCCCCTTGCCGGCTTTCTGCGGCAGCACGATCTGGGATCGCCGGTAGTGGAACGCCGGGGCGAGGATCGGATTCTCCGGCACCCACTGGGCATCGGGGCGGACCCGGTAGAAGTTGGCCAGGCACCAGGCCTGCCAGCCGAGCAGCACGAACGGCTGGCCCCGGCGGAACCCGTCTGGCACCACGCAATGCGCCTCGGCCCAGTCCAGCGCCACGTGCAGGGTAGGGAAGTCGACCAGGAACCCGCCCTCGGGGGACTTCACTCGTCCTCGACATCGGACGGGGGTTGGGCGAACCGCTCGCGCGACGAACGCCGGATCGGGGTAACCGAGCCCACCGAGCCGCCGGCGGCGATCAGCTTGGGCACGTCAATGGCGATCTTCCATCGGTGCATCCGCATGCCAGGCAGGCTGACCCCGATGGCCTCGCCGAGCTGGCGGTACATCGTGCGGGCCGCCAGGGAAGCGCCGGGCTGCTCAGCCTCGGTGAACACCCGGATGTAATGCGCCAGGTCGTCCGCCATGCCGAGGCGTTCCCACATCACCGCCTGGGGCTTGCGCCAATACCGGGCCCACAGTTCCCGCTCTCTCGGGGTCGCCGCCGGCTTGAGCGGCCAGGCTGGCAGCCGTTTGCCCACCCTGCCCTCGGCCGGTAGCAGGATCCACTCACCGCCCTGGGCTTTCTCGGTCCGGATGCTGTCCTGTTCGGGCCGCCGGCCCCCCATTGCTCGAGCACCACCACTCGGCATTGCGTTCACTCCCCAACATCGCGTTGGTGGGAATATCGCATTCCCATTGTTTCAGCGTATTCTATTCCACGGCCAATGGTATTCCCCGCCGGCCGCCGTTATTCTGGCTTCCATTATCCGGCGTTCCCTGGTGCAGAACTTGTCGGGGTCGAGCCCCCACTGGTCAGCGTCCCACTCGGTGGCCCGGCACAGCACCTCGACCAGCCGGTCCAGCTGATCGTCCAGCTGGGCCGGCGTGGCCGCCAAGTCGATCAACCGTTTCAGCTGGTCAGCCAGTCGGGCCACGGTCTCCGGATGGCATCCCATCGTATCCCCCCGCCGTTTTGGCTGGTCAGAGGCTTGCGGTTGATCACTGCGGCCCGGCCGGGGCTTGGTTCTTGATCGTTGATCTTGATCAGCTCAGAAACCGCCGCACGCCCGAGCGCCCTTGCGCGCGGCCACGGCGCCGCGGGTGGGGGAGGGGCGCCCCCCCGGTGATCCACATCGTCCATGATCAACGATCTTGAAATGATCAACATCAATGCATAAACATTTAATAAACAATTGTAATCAATTAGAATTCTTTCGTGAATTGCACGAACGGCATAGGATAGGGGGGGTAGGGGTACCCCTATGCATAGCGCTATACCTTGCTCTCGATACAGCTCTAGCATGGTCATAGGTGAGGTCGGTGCTATGGTGCGGTGGGCATAGGTACCCGGGGCATAGGTACCCATTGTCTACTATCCACCTATCTACTATTGCCTTACGCATTGTACGTTCTATTGGTTCTATTATCTTAGTCGCAACTGTTCGCTTCTCATATCGCTCACGCTCACGCTGGTGAGTAGCACACCTGCCTTTGCGGGTGGCGATATGTGGGCAGCCACTGTGCGTGCACACCCTGGCCGTACGTGTGGCCATGGCCCTGCCTCCCTGCCCTGCCTGCCCACCACCCACTCACCATCGCATCACCACCAGCTCGGCGTGATGGGCGCTGTGCGCTACCGCTGTTGTGGATCTAGCAGATACAGCTGAGCTACCGCGTGAACCGCACCGAGTGGGCTGGCCTCACCGTGGTGCTGCCCTGCCCAGCTACCCCGCGAGCAGGCGTACGGGCAGGGCAGGAGGTGGGGGTACGTGCACACACCGGGGTCTCACAACGAGGGGGGAGTCGATCGAGGTGGGGAGACAAAGCACCAGCCTCGATCGTGATCGTTCCTAACTGGACAGTGGATTGTCAAGCGGTGCGCACTGGAGTACGGGCCCTGGTGCCCACCTTGGCCAGGGTGGCCATCGCCTGCTCAGCGTCGTAGAGCGGGGTCCGTGACAGGGGGTCCACGGTGGTGGGCTCGCAGTGTTTGGTGATCACGGACTGGGCCCTACCCGAGAGGCGCCGCAACGTATCGCGGCTGATCAGGGTAGGTCTGGCACTGAGCCGCCCGGTCACCATGCCGAGCTGACGCATCCGTGAGTGGATCATCCGGCCGGCCCGCATGAACTGCTCGGACGTCCAGGTGTGCGCGCACACCGAGCAGGCCATCACCGCGGGCTCGGTCTCTCGGGTCGGGATGAGCGCCATCACGGTGCCGGTGCAGTAGGCGGCGTGCTCGATCCCGGGTTGCGGGCACGGGCCCACCGGGAACCGCCGGTCGTACTCGGGCAGATCGCAGGCGGCCCGGGCTCGGCGCAGCGCGGTGTCCAGGTCGGCGGCCATCCCGCCCACCCCGGATCTCAGGACGAGATCGGGCACCTGGCACCACAGCCAGCGCGCCAAGGGGGCGGGATCCGGTTTCGCGCCCTCAGATCGACGCTGAGCGGCGCAACGGTGGTTGGCCACCTCGCATACCCACCTAGGCCCCGCCAGCCCATCCAGGGCCAGCACGGCGCCGAGCAGCGTGCGTGCGGCGTGGCTGCCCTGCTCGTTCCACGGCAGCGGCCGGGCCGAGCTGCCCGAGGTGGGGTCGCCGAGGCAATCCTGCCGGGTGATGGTGATGACCAGG